GGCTCCACGACGACGAGCAGGACTCTCGGGCGGCGGCCGCCGCGTCGCCCGGGAGCGATGACTCGACCACCAACGGCTGCCGCGCCGCGACGCAGGCGACCCGCAAGCGATGAGCCCATCGCCGAGCTTCGACAGCGAGCGTGTGGCGAAGGGCGTCGCGCGCTCGAGCAGTGGCGCGCCGCGCGCGCTCGGCGGCCGCGAGCTGCCGCCGTGCCCTCATCCGGGCCACCGCGGTAGCGACTGGCGCCGTCAAGGCGGCGGTCCGCTCACGTGCGGCATATGTCACCCACCCGCCCCCGGCGTGCCGGTGGAGGCCTCGCAGTGAGACTACGTCGCGATGGGCGCTGGGATCGGCGCGACGCCGGTGGCAGCATAGGCGTCGACCAGGACCTGCGCCGCCGCGTTCCGCGTGACCTTCCAGCGCTTCAGCTCTCGGCGCAGAGCTCGCTCGTCGTGATTGTCGAGCCCGATGCCTGCGACTGTCGCTTCCCACTGTGTGACGTGGCGGAGAGACATCCGGCTCTTCGTCCCGTATCCCCGACCCAAGGTCTGGTGCGGCACAACCTTGCCAAGCAGCTCGTCGTCGCGGCGCTCGTCATCAAAGGTGCGCGTGACGAGGTAGCCCTCGTCGTCGCCTGTGGCCTGGAAGCGGAAGGTCACGAGCATGAAGATTGCCAGCCGCCGCGGATAGCAGCGCTTTTGGCGAAAAGCACCGGCATATCGCGCATCCGGGCAACGATCCGGCGAAAGCATCGCGATCGCGCGACCTCGAGCGGGTGGCGATGACCGGGCGGCCGACCCGCACCGAGGGCCACCCGCATGATCGGCTGACCCGCCTGTGCGCCGCCATGACCGACGCGCTCGACGCCCACCCCGAACGCGGCGACGAGAAGTGCATCGTCTTCCTGCAGAGCGAACACGACCAGCGCGGCGGCCTGCAGCTGCACGGCTACCACGACGACACCGAGGCGATCGCCGACCTGCTCATGCACCTACGAGCGATCTTCCAGGCCAACGGCAAGCAGCTGCTCATCGCGCCCCTCGGACACGAAGGCATCCGACAGCCGTGAGCCAGCCACCCCCCGAAGACCTGATGGCGTGGCCAAAGAAGGAGCTAGCCAAAGAGGTCGGCCGACTGCGAGCCATCCTCCGCGAGCACGCCGAGCGCCGCGGCGACGACCCGCGCGAGGCATCGACGCGCGACTCGATCATCGACATCGCCGGCGACCCATACGCCCGCGGAGGCGCGCTGCTCGACGCGCGCGCGGCTGTCCTGCTGGACAGCGTCGACGTCGTGCTCGTGGACACCAAGCGCGACGACCCCGTCGCGATGATGCTGGCCCTCGCTGGCCGCCTGAACTACAGCACCGCCCGCGTCGAGCACGCCTACCTATTCGGCCCCGACGGCGCCGCCGGCCTGGTCTCCGAGCTCGTCGGCCTCGCCGCGCGCGCCGCCGGCGCCGGCGGCCACGGCGCGCGCTTCGCCGACGAGTTCCGCGCGCTGCTCGACGAGCGCATGGAACGCCAGCCATGACCATCACCGACGCCGACCGCCAGGAGCTCGCCGACCTCGCGATGCGCGCCCTCGACACCATCGTCGCCGACTACGGCGACGACGCCACCCTCGAAGCCGCCAGCCTCGTCTTCGAGGTCAAGACCCTCGACGATGACGGCGTCCAGGTCTGGCACGGGAACTACAACTCGCTCGAGCGCAACGGCCCCCACCACATCGCCGGACTGCACATCGCGACCGCCGCCTACTTGCTCAATCCCCAGCAGCCATGACGGAGCACGAGCGCCTGATCCCCACCGAGGCTGAGAAGCGAGGCAAAGACATGAGCGAGATCTACGTGTCCGAGAAGGTCACCCCGGCCCACATGATCCGAGCGACCGCGACGCCGCGCGCCATCGCGCGACTGGTCGGCATGCTCAACCTGCGCGAGGTCAAGGACGGTGAGGCGCCCGCATGCGAGGCGCTGGATAACGGCGGCGCGATCTGGCGGCTGACCGCCGGTATCGAGGTCACGCTGACCTTCAGCGGCGAGGGCTCAGCGCACTGGCACGTTGACGTTGACGACGCCGACCCGGCCGGGAAGCGGGCAGGCGATGAGTGGGCAGCAGGCGCTCATCGAGGCGCTGGCATCGGCCGCCGACAGAGAGCACATCGCTGTGGGTGTGCGGGCCTACGTGGAATGGAAATGCACGCCCCGCTGGCGATGGATCAAGCGCCGTCGCCTCCTACGCGTGCTCGAAGCCGCAGCGGCGGCCGGGAAGCAGGCACCCGACCTGACGAAACCCGGTCCCCGTGGCAGCGAGGGATGCGGACCAGGGCCGGTCGGCATCCCTGGCCCAACGGCGGGAAAGCGAGCACACATGAGCATCACCGGACCCACCGACCAGCCGATGCCTAACCCGACGAATGAGCAGATGGCGTCGCCAGAGTTCCGCGCGATCTGGGAAACGATCAGGACGTGGGACATCAACGTCCCCGAGTTCTACGACGGGTACTGCGGCGCGGACGGATCGCACGTCGTCCTGATCCTCAACGCGCTCGACGCGGCCGGCAAGCGAGCATGACCCCCTCCGACGAATACCGCCGCCAAAGCCTCATCGACCGCGCGCTCGGCAAGCTCGCTTGCGTCGCCACCGGCCATCGCTGGTGGTGGATGATCGACCACTACCGCTGCGGCCAATGCGGCGCACGCCGTGATGGAACCGCGCCCGACGCGGCCGGGAAGCAGGCAGGCGAGGCATGGAGAGACGCGCCGCGCGACGGGCGAGGGCAGCCCCGTGGATGACCGCGAAGCGCACCTGAACGAGCCGATCACGGTTACGCTCAAGCGCCGCGAGTGGATGGTGGTCGTCAGCGCAGCGCGGGACTACAACGTCCGCGTTCCTCGCGAGCAGGGTGATGGCGGCGCGTGCCTGGACATGATCGACGCAGCCCTGAGTGAGCAAGAAGGCAACGCCAAGCCAACGCCATGCACAGAGTGCGGCGGGCAGGGCTGGTCGGGGACAGGCTGGCCGACCGCGCCGACGTGCAAGAGGTGCAACGGAACCGGCATCGAACCCGACGCCGCTAAGAGCGACAACCAGGCTCGCCTTCCGTGACCGCCGGCGCCGACCGCCAGGAGGCTGCCGCGCTTCGCGATGCGCATCCTCGACGGGATGTGACAAGCGCCTTGCGACGTTTCGCGACAGAGCCCGGCTCCGTGAGACTGGTGTGATGGCGGAGACCTCGATTGAGTGGGCGACACACGTCTGGAATCCGACGACCGGCTGTGACCGCGTCTCCCCCGGCTGCGCGCACTGCTACGCGCTGGACATGGCCGCACGACTCAAGCGCTTCGGCCAGCCCAAGTACCAGAACGACGGAGTCCGCAAGTCGTCGGGCCCGGGGTTCGCCGTCACGCTACATCCCCAGACGCTCATGGCGCCGCTGCAGTGGCGGAAGCCTCGGACCGTGTTCGTGAACTCGATGAGCGACCTATTCCACGAGGAGATCCCTTTCGACTACATCGCACAGGTCTTCGAGGTCATGGTGCAGGCGCCCCGCCACACGTTCCAGATCCTCACCAAGCGCGACGACCGGCTGACGGAGCTCGCGAGGGACTTGCCCTGGCCGGACAACGTATGGATGGGTGTCAGCATCGAGAACAGGCGCTTCGTGCACCGCGCCGACAGTTTGCGCAGCGTGCCTGCGGCTGTCCGCTTCATTTCGGCAGAGCCACTTCTCGGGCCGCTCGAGGGATTGGAGCTCGACGGGATCGACTGGCTGATTGCTGGTGGCGAGTCGGGCTCGGCGCACCGTCCCGTCAGCGAAGCGTGGCTGACCGCCCTGCGAGATCAGTGTGTGGCGGAGGACGTTGCGTTCTTCTTCAAGCAGTGGGGCGGCCGACAGCCGACATCGGGTGGACGCCTGCTGGAGGGACAAGAGTGGTCGCAGATGCCGCGCGCGCGTGCGCGAGGGGTCGATGCAGCGGTCGCGTGACATCCCCGACGACGCCGAGGAGAAATGGCGCTACACCGAGCACGCCGCCGCAAAGCACGTGGTCCTGCGGCGATACCTCGGAGCGTGGCTGCCGATCCTCGGCCGGTACCACGACAAGCTAGTGATCTACGACGGCTTCGCCGGGCGCGGCCGATACGTCGACGGCGAGGACGGCTCGCCGGTCATCATCTTCAAGCGGGCCGTCGAGGCCGTCGAGGCCGGGCGGGCCCAGAGCGTCTCGATCGTCTGCGTCGAGGCGCACCCAGCCAACTACCGACATCTGGAAACCGTGCTGGCCGAGTTGCGCCACCCGCGCGTCACGATCAGGGCACGCAACGACACGTTCGACGTTGTCGCGAACGGCGTCGCTGACCGTGCGGCGATGCCTGGCATTGTGGCTCCGCCGATCTTCTTCACCGCAGACCCCTTCGGCTTCCGTGGGGTCCCACTGGCCACCATCGCGCGTCTGATGGGCATCCCTCGCATGGAAGTGCTTGTTACGTTCATGGTCCGCGATCAGCGCCGGTTCCTGGGCATGGAGAATGTCGAGGCGCCCCTGACCGAGCTGTTCGGCGGCCCGGCCTGGAGAGACTGTCTCGGCTCGCCCGACGCCGACCGCTGCCTGGTCCGGCGCTACGGCCATGAGATCCGTGATCGCGGAATCGCGCGCTGGGCCACGCCCTTCCAGGTCTACGAGGACGAGCGTCGCCAGACGCTCTACTACCTCGTGCACCTCACAGACAACGCTCGGGGCATGCGCGAGATGAAGGAAGCGATGGTCGAGACGTCGTCGGACATGACGTTCTGGCCCGTCACGGTACGTCCGCGCGACCAGCTCGTGCTCGAGGTCGACGAAACAGCACCGTATCCGTCGCTGCAGTCCCATCTGATCACGAAGTACGGCAGCCAGCGGATGACGTTCGAGACGCTGCTCAACGACGACTACCCCGACGGCACCTGGGTCGAGCCGGAGTATCGGGACGCGATCAAGGATCTCGCTGCACGAGATGCCGGGGCAACCATCCACTACGACCGGCTCACCCCGACCGGCCGCACGCCGCGAGGCTTGACGTACGAAGACGAGGTCGCTTTCGGGTCGCAAGGATTGTTCGTACCGTGAGGCGATCGAGGGCCCAGCTTGCCGTGGACCCGACCGAGTCGTACGCTGCGCAACTAGCGTAGCCCTGAAGGCGGCGCCGGCTACGGGCCGCGCACGGGCGCGACGCCTCTCCTGCTCTGAATCGAGATGGCGAAGAGCAAGGCCAAACGCAAGCGCGCCGCGCCGCGGCCGAGCGACCTGACCGCCGCCCAGGTCGCCGAGATCGTGCGCGTCGAGGCGGCCTGCCGGCGAGCTCGTCTCGCGCAGGAGGACGCCGAGGCCGAGCGCCGTCGCGTGCGCGAGCTCTACGCCCCCTACTTCCCCGTCGACGAGGACGTCGAGGTGCACGGTGTCATCGTGCGCATCACCCGCGGCAGCACCGGCGACCGCTTCAGCCTCGCCGCCGCCAGGAAGGCCGGCCACGAATTGCCCGCCCGCCTGCGTCCGTTCATCACGCCCGCCAAGGACACCTACACCTGGCGGCTGCGGCCGGCCGAAGCCCTCGCGGACACCGTCGTCAAGCTCGCTGCGTGACTGGACTATGCACCCGTTGCATAGAGACGACACTTCAGCGGGGATCGGACTTCGTGCCGATATTCAGACGACATTTGGCCCGAGATGTCGGCCATACGCCTGTTGGCCCAGCCATCGCGTTCCAGCCAAGGAGAACTGACGTGCCCTCGCGCCCGAGCACCCTGCCCAAGACGCTCTCGAAGGACGATCGCAAGGCGCTCATGCGCGTGCCGAACCTCGACAGGCCGACGGGGCTGCGCAATCGCGTCCTGCTCGAGACCATGTACGGGCTCGGCCTGCGCGTGAGCGAGACCTGCGGCCTGCATGTGCGCGACGTCCACTGGTCCGAGAGCAAGCTCCACCTGCGCCCGGAGATCACCAAGTTCAACGTCGAGGCGTGGCTGACGCTGCCGCCGTCCGTCGAGGACTGGATCAGGCGTTGGATCCCGGTGCGACGCGAGTACGCCGCCGGCAAGCCGCACCTCTTCACCACACTGCAGGGCGGCCCGCTGGACCGCCGCTACGTGTGGGACATGGTCAACCGCTACTCGCGCCGCGCGGGCATCGGCCACGTCTCCCCGCACATGCTGCGCCACACCTACGCCACTGACCTCCTGGCAGACGACTTCAACCTGGTCGAGGTCAAGGAGCTGCTGCGCCACGCCGACGTGCGCACGACGACGATCTACACGCACATCCACCAGCCCGCGTTGCACCGCAAGATCCGCCAGCGGCGCGCCGCCTGAGTCCATGGCTCTGACCGCCGCGCAGCGCCGAGCTCTTCCCGACTCCGCGTTCGCGCTTCCGTCTCGGCGCAAGTACCCGGTGCCGACCAAGGCGCAGGCGCGCAAGGCCGGCATCTCCGAGACGCAGCGGATCGGGCTGCACCGCAACGCGCTCGCGCGCTCGACCAGCAAGCGCACCGCCGGTAGCTACCCGACGATCGCACGCAAGGTCAAGGCGCGCGCCGGCGCGAAGGTCGCCACCGTCGGCGGTAAGCGCGGCAACATCTCCAGCCCTGGCCCGCGCGGCCGCAACGCCAGCCGCGCGCGTGCGCGATGACTCGAGCGGCCAGCGCATGCGCGCAGCCCGGCTGCTGGCGTCCGGCGATCCGTCGCGGGCGCTGCGCCGAGCACCAGCGCAAGCGCGACCCCCGACGTATGGACGGCAGGACCATCGCTCGCACGCGACGCCTGTTGCAGATGCGCGACGGGCCCGGCTGCCAACACGCCGACGCCTCGATGCTGACGTGCCGCGGCCCACTCGAGATCCATCACCGCGACGGCGACCCGGCCAACAACCACCTGGCCAACCTCGAGCTGCAGTGCGCCGGCACCCACCACGACCGCGGCGGCCACCTTGCCACGCCGCACTGAGATCGTCGTCCGAGCGACCGAGGTGCCGCTCGTGCTCGAGCTCGCACGTGCGGCAGGCGCGCTCGTCGTGCGCGCCACCCGCGAGCCGGAGGACCAGCCGACCGGCACGTCGCTCGTCGGCACCGACGACCTCGATGCGCTCAGCAACGCACTCGCCCGTATCGAGGTGGGGAGGGACCCCCTCGCCCCCGGCGCGCCGAGGCCTGGGACTGCACCTCGAATTCTCGGTGACTCTCAGGATCGCGGGTAAGCGCTGTGGCAGGGCGTGGACGTCCACCAAAGGCACCCAGCCAGCGTCGCAACCATCACGCGCCTCAACGAGGCGACTGGATCGAGATCCCGGCGCCGAAACGGCCCCGCGTCCCCCGCCTGCCGGCGCGCGGGCGTGGCCAGGGACGCTGGTCGCCGCGTACCACGCGCGCGTGGCGCGCCTGGTGGTCGGATCCGGTGTCCACGCGCTGGAGCGCCGCGGACCGCGACCTGGTGCTGCATCTGGCTGACGTCTACGAGCACTGGGCGCGCCAGCCGAGCGCGAGCATCGCCGCCGAGGTGCGCCAGCTGCGCGACAACCTCGGGCTGTCGCCGAAGGGCCGCCAGGACCGTCGGTGGCGGCTGATGGAGGCCGAGCTCGTCGAGCTCGATGACCACCGCGCGGGGGACCGCCACTCGACAAAGCAGCGTCTGCGGGCGATCGACCCATCCGGCTGATGCCGTGGCGAGGCCCCGAGGTCCCGGGTGAGTTCCCCACGCTCGGCTACGTCATCGCCGACTGGATCGAGGATCGCTGCGCGGTCCCTGACCGTCATGTCCGCGGCACGCGGTTCGTGCTCTCCGACGAGCAGCTCGAGCATCTCCTCTGGGAGTACCGGTTGCATCCCGATGCGACCGTCGACCTCGACCGCCCGTCCGCACCGTTCGTCTATGTCGGCAGTGTCCTCGTCCGCTCGCAGAAATGGGGCAAGTCGCCATTCGACGCCGCGCGAGTGTGCGCACAGGGCGCCGGCCCGGTCCTGTTCGCCGGCTGGAACGCACAGGGCGAGCCCGTCGGGATGCCCTGGCCGACGCCGCACATCCAGGTCACCGCCATCTCGGAAGACCAGGCCAAGAACGTGTGGCAGGCGCTGTTGCCGATGATCGAGCTCGGCGCGATCGCCGACTGGATCCAGGACACCGGCCAGCAGCAGATCTACCTCCCCGATGGAGGCCTGATCGAACGCGTGACCTCCAGCGCGGTGTCCCGGCTGGGCCAGCGCGTCACCTATGTCTGCCAAGACCAGCTGGAGTCATGGCTGGCACGCAACAACGGCCACGCGCTCGCCGACAACCAGCGCCGCAACGTCGCCGGGATCGGCGGCCGCTGGTCCGCATCGGCGAACGCCTGGGACCCGACGCAGCAATCTCAGGTGCAGCTCGATGTCGAGGGCGTGCGCGGCGAGCTCGTGCAGGACGTCTACGTCAACTACCCCGAGCCGCTGCCCGGATCGTGGGCGAACAAGCGCGAGCGCCGCCGGATCCTCAACCACGCCTACCGCGGCGCGCCATGGGTCGACATCGACCGCATCATGTCCGAGTGCAACCGGCTGGACGCCAAGAAGGACCCAGGCCAGGCCGAGCGATTCTTCGGCAACCGCATCGTCGCCGGGGCCGCCAAGGCCTTCGACTTGGAGGCCTACACGCTGCTACGCAACAACGACCTCGTCATAGAGCCGGGCCGACTTGCCACCCTCGGCTTCGACGGCGCGCTGACGCGCGACGGCACCGGCCTGGTGCTCACCGATGTCGAATCCGGCCACCAGATCGTGCTCGGCTACTGGGAGCGGCCACGCGACCTCCCCCCCGAAGAGCCATGGACCGTCCCCGTCGACGAGGTCGACGCAACGGTCGAACATGCGTTCGCGACGTGGGACATCTGGCGCGGACACTTCGACCCGCCGCACTGGCTGGCGGACATCAACCGCTGGGCCGGTCGTCATGGAGAGGATCGCGTCGTCCTGTTCTGGACCAACAGCCGCCGCCGGATGGCCTACGCGCTCAAGCAGTTCGCGACGGACATGCGGCCAGGCGTCATGTCCTACGGCGGCGCGCTCGCCGACCAGCTCGAGCGCCACATCGGGAACGCCGTCAAGCGCCCGACGCAGATGCGCGACGAGGATGACGGGACACTGCTGTGGCTCATCGGCAAGGACGGGCAGAACTCGCCGCGGCGCGTCGACCTGGCCGTCTGCGCCACGCTGTCCTGGGACGCGCGCGGCCTGGCCATCCGCGCCGGCGCGCTCAACCGCCGCCGCGGCGGACGGTTCGTGACCTTTTGAACGCATGGTGAATCGAGGCGCTCGCAGGCGTATCGTTGCGGCGGATGGCCGCCACCGTCGTCATTGACGACCTGAATGCCGAGGATCTCGTCGTCGAACAGCGCGACCGGCTGCTGGTCAAGCTCGGCTACCAGCGCGACCACGCCGCGATCCTGTGGGGCTGGTATCACGGCGAGCAGGACTATCCCGTCGTCCCCGGCCGCTACCGCGACGCCTACCAGCTGCTCATCGGGATGGCACGCACCCCCTGGGCGCGGCTGGTGGTCGACACGATCGCCGAGCGGCTGCACGTCATGGGCTTCAGGTCGGTGCAGGCCGGCCAGGACCGGGAGGCCTGGGGGCTGTTCCAGGCCTCGCAGATGAACGCTGACGAGCGGCTCGTGTACGCCGAGTCGCTGATCACCGGCGTCGGCTACGTGTCCGTCAGCGAGGACGGCGTTATCGCCCCGGAGTCGACCTTCGAGGTCACCCATGAGCCGGTGCCCGGCAACCGCCGGCAGGTCGCCGCCGCGATAAAGGTGTACCCGACCAGCCCCGACTACCGGGACTGGGGTCTCGAGCTGTGCCGGCCCGACGCCACGTATCGGTGGGCGGCGACTCTGTCCGACCGCGCGGCCGCGGACATCGTCTTCCCGCTCGACCTGCCTGCCTCCGAGCAGGAGCGCCTGGAGTGGGAGCCCACAGACCCATTCGCGTCGGGCAACCCGCTGGGGACGGTGCCGTTCGTGCCGTTCGAGAACCGCGCGACGATCCTGGGCGGCGGCGTATCGGAGCTCGAGGACTGCATCCCGCTGCTCAGGCGCATCGACAAGCTGACCCTCGACGCCATGCTCACCTCGGACGTCGCCAGCTTCCGGCAGAAGTGGGCGACCGGGTTGGAGGTCCCCAAGGACCCCGACACCGGCAAGCCCGTCGAGCCATTCAAGGCGGCTGTCGACCGGCTGTGGATCTCAGAGAATCCCGACAGCCGGTTCGGGACGTTCGAGGCATCCGACGTCGGCCAGTACCTCAACGCGATCGACGCGCAGATCGCGGCCTTGGCAGCGATCTCGCGCGTGCCGGCGCACTACCTGCTGCAGCAGAACCTCGCGAACCCGCCGTCCGCCGAGAGTCTCGTCGCCGCGGAGTCCGGGCTCGTGGCGAAGGTCCGCGAGCGTCAGCGGCGGTTCGGCGAGGCTTGGGAGAGGACGCTGGCGCTCGCCCTCGCTGCCAGCGGTCAGGACCCCGCCACGATGGAGGTCGTCTGGCAGGACGCCGAAATGCGCAACCCCGCCCAGGTCGCCGACGCGGCGGTCAAGCTGCAGACGGTCGGGGTCCCGCAACGCGCGGTGTGGGAATACCTGGGAGCGACCCCGCAGCAGCTCAACGAATGGACGCTCGAGGCCGCCGCGGCGGACCTCGCGGCGCTGGCGAACGGTGGCACTGGCGGACCAACGCCATAGGCTGGCCCAGCAGCGGCTGGCGACCGCCGTACAGACGGCGCTGACCGGGATGCTCCTCGGCCTCCAGGACCCCGGGACCGACGAGGCCGCAACGGCGTACGCGACCGCCGCGGCACGGTACGTCGGCGGCGGGCAGCGCCGCTCCGCCCAGTTGGCCATCGGCTACCTCAACGTGCTGTCGCCACCGCCCGCCGGCGCGCAGCCTGCCTCGGTCGACCGGGCCCTTCACGGCACCCTCGTAGGTCTCGACTCGCCGGTCGCCACCTCGCCGCTGCTGCGCTTGCTGGCCCGCCTCGCCGATGGTGACGAGGAGCTCGTCGCCCGGCAGGCCGCCGGGTCCTACGCCGGTGCCCTGGCGACCGGGGACATGCAGGCCGCCCAGCGCGGCGGCCTGGCGGAGGGCGCCCGGGTCGGTGGACGCAAGGTGCGCGGGTGGCGCAAGGAGCTGTCCGCCGACCCGTGCGAGTGGTGCATCAACATCGCGTCTGGTGGCGGCCGTTACCGGCACCCCGACACAGTTCCGTTTCATCAACGCGACCACTGCGGCGTGGCCCCAGTGTTCGCCGATCAGGAGGAGTGAGTCATGCCTGCAGCACAGCGCGTCGAGCTGGCCCCCGTACAGGGCGAGCCCGCCAAGGACGACCGGCCGCCAGAGCGTCAGCCCGGCACCGCCGAGCACCTCGGGTCAGATCAGCCATACGCCGGCGGCGCCGAAGAGGCGCAGGCGGCACCTGCCGCGGCGTCGGCGAAGGCCACGAGCAAGAGCGCGAGCAGTGGCAGCTGACGACACCGGCCAGCCGCCCGAGACGCCGCCGCCCAACGATGCGGACCCGGACGGGTCGGCCGAACTGACCCCCGAACGCGCCGACGAGCTGCGCCGCGAAGCCGTCAAGCACCGCCGCGACGCCCGCGCCGCCCAGCAGGCCAACGACGAGCTCCGCGCCGAGATCGAACGGCTGCGGGTCGCGCACGAGTCCGACCAGGAGAAGGCGATCCGCGAGGCCGTCGAGGCCGAACGCGCGCGACTGACGTCGGAGTTCGCAACCGAGCGGCTGCAGAACCGGCTGCGAGTCCGGGCCGCCGGCAAGCTGCGCGACCCCGAGGACGCGGTGCTGCACCTCGGCGCCACGCTCAAACCCGACGCCGACGACAAGACCGTCGACGATGCGCTCGAGCAGCTGATCAAGGACCGCGACTACCTCGCCGCGCCCGCCGGCAACGGCGCCACAGAAGGCGGGCTCGTCACGCAGGGCGGACGGTCGCAGCCACCGTCCGGGCGGCGTGAGCAGACCCCCGACGACTGGATCCGCTCGCAGATCCGTCGCCGGTAGTACATTGCGCAGTTGCGTGACGCCTGGCGGCCGGGAGCCGCACGCGGCGCGCCCATAAGCCGGAGACGTCGGGAACGCCCGGGACACCCACTTCCCCCTCACAGAGGGAGGGAGCTCCCGTGGCGAACGTCTACGAAAACCTGATCCCCCGCGCGATGGCTCGGGAGATCCTGCAAGTCACCGAACGTCAATCCGCTGTCCTGGCCCTCGGTCGCAACCTGACCATGCCGTCGGGTCTGGTGTCCATCCCCATCGTGTCCTTCCTCCCGGTGGCAGGGTGGGTCAACCCGCGCTACGGCGGCCGCAAGCCCGCCACCAAGGTCGAGTGGACCGCCCAGAACGTGCAGGCCGAGGAATGCGCCTGCGTGCTCGCGCTGCCCAACGCGTTCCTCAACGACGCCGGCTACCCAGTCTGGGAGCAGGTTCGGCCGTTGGTCGCCGGCGCGATCGCCGAGGCGATCGACGCCGCCGTCCTGTTCGGGACCGCCGCGCCCGCCGCGTTCCCGGCCGGCGGGATCGCCGGACTCGCGGGGGCCGCCGCGACCGGCGCCGACGCGATCGAAGCCATCGACAACGCCGCCGCCTCGGTCGAAGCCGGTGGCGCAACGCCGAACGGGATCGCGGCCTCGTCGCTGATCGGCACCGCGCTACGGCAGGCATACCGGGCCGCGCAGGCCCTACCCGACCAGGCTCCCGCCAACCAGATCTATGGCTGGCCGGTCATCCGCACCCCGGATTGGGACTCCAGCAAGGGCGACGCGCTCGTTGGCGACTGGAACTACCTGCTCGTCGGGGTCCGCGAGGACATCACCTTCGACATGTCCGAGGAGGCGGTCATCCAGGACGGCACCGGTGCGATCATCGCCAACGCCTTCCAGGACGACCTGACCGCGATGCGCTGCTACATCCGGCTGGGCGTCGCGATCGGCCAGCCGATCTCGCCCGAGTCCGACGCACCAGTCGCGCCGTTCGAGTTCGCCGACTGGACCGCGTAGACGGGAGGGGTGCGGGCGCGTGGCCACGGAACCCACACTCGCCACGCCGCAGACGGTGGCGGCGATTCTGCGCGCCCGCACCAAGGACTCGGCCGGCAGCGAGGTCGGCGAATGGACCGACGAGACTCGGCCGACACTCGAGCAGGTGCAGGAGACCATCGCCATCGCCGAGACGGTGATGGCCGCCCACGTCGGCCACCCGGTCGCCGCCTGCCAGGACATGTTCGCGATCGCCGTCTGCTTCGAGGCGGCGTGCATCATCGAGAAGGGCTACTGGCCCGAGCAGGTCGAGTCCGGCCGGTCGCAGTACGAGCAGCTGCGCGCAGAAACCGACGCGCTCATCCAGGGCGTTAAGGACTGCCAGCAGGGCAACCTCCCCGACGGCGACGGCAGCGAGGCGTCCTGGCGGGTCTACGACGTCTGCACTCCCGCCCAGCCGTGCAGCGTCGGCTGCTGGCCGTACGACTGGTGGCAGCGCGACCTCGACCAGGTGCCCTAGCCGTGGCGACCACCGTGACGATCGACGGCGACGAGCAGGTCGTCCGTGCCCTGAAAGCCAAGGCCGACCGCAGCGTCAAGCTCAAGCCGGCGATGGAGGACATCGCCGACTTCGCCGAACGCCAGATCCGCCCCACCCACCACAACCGCACCGGCCACCTGACCAGGTCGCTCTACGGCGGCGGCGACCAGCTGCGCGACATCTACGACACCGGGTTCAACCTCGGCACCACCCTCTTCTACGGCCGGTTCGTCTTCGGTGGCACCAAGAACATGCGCGCCAGGCCGCCGCGGATCAACACCTCGGCGATCGCGCGCAACGGGGCACAGCGGGTCCGAGAGGAGCTCGAGCAGACATGACCGCCAGCGTCTTCGGGCCGCTCGTCACCGCCGCCGACCTTGAGAACCACGTGGAGGTCATCCTGGCCCGCTGGTTCGCCACCTACCTCTACGAGATCGAACGCAACAACGACCTGGAACCGGGGACGCTGCCGCTGCCGCGGTCCGTGGTGCGCTCCTCGGAGATCGAGAAGTTCCCCGAGGACCAGCTGCCGTGCGTGATGATCGGCTCCCCGGGCCTGACCGACCCGCCGCAGGCCGACGGCGGCGGCTACTTCGCCGCCACCTGGCAGGTGCAGATCGGCGTCGAGGTCGCGGCCGCCCCCAACCGCCGCGCCCTCGAGCTCGCACGCTGGTATGCCGCCGCGGTCCGCGCCTGCGTCATCCAGCAGCAGCAGGACCCCGGCATGGACACCGCCATCCAGGTGATACGCGTCGACTGGCGCGACGAGCGCTACGACGTCCTTGACTCCGTCGACGACCGCACCGTCTGCGTCGGGCGTGTCGAAGTCGCCATCACCGTCGCCGAAGTCCTGCAGCAGGGCCTCGGCCCACTGGACCCGCTGATCCCGCCACAGCCGCCGGCGCCGGTCGCGCCGGCGTGGCCGACCGCCACCGACGTCCTCGTCGACGTCGACAAGGAGCCCTGAATGCCGAAGATCCTCACCGGCCGTCACGCCGAGCTGCTCGGCACCACCGTCGTCGAACCCGGCGGCGAGATCCCGTCGGACGCCGACAAGGACCAGGTCAAGCGGCTGACCGACGAAGGCAAGGTCACCGACGTCAAGGCCGCTGACCTCAAAGCCGCACAAGAGGAGGGCTGAGCGCTGCCACGCCCAGGTGTCACTGTTGAGCTTGTCGAGGACGCCCCCTCCGGGAACGCGATCCTCGACTCCGGGCAGGCGTTCTTCGCCGGCGTCGCGCAACGAGCCCCCGGCAGCGCCGTCAAGGTCCGCTCACTGTCCGAGTACACCGACAAGTTCGGTGACAGGAGCGACGCGTCGCTGCTCTACGACTCGGTGAGCGCGTACTTCATCGAGGGCGGCTCCGTGCTGTACGTGTCGGCGATCAGCGGCCCGGACGCCACCGTCGCCACCGCGACGCTCGCGCCGTTCACCGTCAACGCCGACAGCGCCGGCGCATGGGGCAACGACATCGCTGTCCGCGCCGAGCAGCCGGTCGGCGGCACCGCCGGGCAGGTCCAGATCGTCGTCGCCTACGACGGCACCGACGTCGAACGTTCCCCGGCGTTCAACACCGCCAGCCCGCAGGCCGCCGTCGACTGGGCGGAAGCCAGCTCGGACTACATCGATCTTGTCTACACCACCGGCCCGATGGCGCCCGTGGCCGCCGTCACCCTGACCGGCGGCACCGACGACAACACCGTCGACGCCGACAGCGTCAAGGCCGCCCTGGATCGCTTCGTCTATGCGCTGGGCCCCGGCCAGGTCGCCGTCCCTGGGCTGCTGACCACCGTCGTGCAGGACGCGCTGCTCGAGCACGTCGACGCCACCCGGCGCGTTGCGCTGCTCGACGCGCCCGACAGCCCCGACCCGCTGGTCGTCGGCGCGGCCGCGACCGCGCTGCTCGGCCGCACCCAGGCGCGCTACGCCGCGATGTTCGCGCCGTGGGCGATCTACCCGGGATCCACAGCCGGGGTCACCGTGCAGGTCCCGTACTCGGCGGTGCAGGCCGGGCTCATCGCCCGCTCCGACGCCGCCACCCAGAACCCCAACCTCGCGGCCGCCGGCGTCAACGGCGTCACCCGCGGCGCCGTCGGGCTCACCCAGGCCTACACCGACGACGCACGCCAGCTGCTCAACGAGCACGGCGTGACGGTCGCGATCCTCAAGTACTCGACGATCCGCACCTACGGCGCCCGCGGCGTGGCCGGCCCGGCCGAGCTGAACTGGATGTGGTTCGGCGGGGCCCGCGAAGTCATGGCCGTCGCCCACGAATCAGACGCCATCGGCGAGAACTTCGTGCTGCGCCAGATCGACGGGCAGGGCGTCCTCTTCGCCCAGCTCAACAGCGCGCTGAAGGGGATGCTGCTGGAGCACTACGGCCGCGGCGCGTTGTACGGCGCCACCCCCGAAGAGGCGTTCAGCGTGAACACCGGCTCGTCGGTGAACACCCCGGCGACGATCGCCGCCGGAGAGGTGCACGCCGTCATCCGGCTGAAGACGTCGCCCACCGCCGAGTGGGTGCACATCGTGGTCATCAAGACCGCCCTCGACCGGCCGCTGGCCGCATAGAAGGAGGCAGCCGTGCCAGTCGCCACGCGCGAGGACACGCAGACCGTCACCGTCACCGTCGACGGCCGCGACCTCGGCATCTTCGACACCAAGTCCGGCGGCGAGCTGGACTCAGAGGAGAACCTCTACAACCCGGGCGGCATGCTCGGCGAGATCTCGATCGGCGGGCGCCAAACGATCGGGAACGTCACCGTCGAGCGCTACTACGACGCGCTGCGCGACCACCCGCTCATGTCGTGGCTGGCCAACCGGCGCGGCTGGGGACGCGTCTCGATCGGCGTCACCCCCCGCGACCCGCAAGGCGTCCTCAGAGGCGACCCGATCGTCTACTCAGGCACCCTGAAGACCGTCACCCCGCCCGAGCTCGACTCGACTGGCAACGACATGGCGACCTGGTCGATGGAGGTCACCTGCGACGGGTTCACCGGGCCGCAGTGATGCCGCTGAACATCGTCACCGACGACCAGCAAGAACCCGCACCGTCCGCGCAGCCGGTCACCGACGCGCCCGCCGGGTCGGTGCTCAACCGGCTGCGGCAACGCGCCGCGCAGCAGCGCCGCGACCAGACGCTCGACGCCGACATCTGGGACGGGGTGCTCGTCGCCCGCTACCGGATGCCGCCGATGGAGGAAGCCGACCGGCTCATGGCCGCCGGCGCCCGCCTCGTCGGCGAAGGGCCGGGCCCGTCCATGAGCCACACCGCCGTGGACCTCATGGCCACCTGCTGCCTGACCTTGCTGGGCGTCGACGAGGACGGCCGCACCGAAGACCTGCACGTGCGCTTCACCGGCCGCCTGCTCGAGCTTGTCGGCATCCCGCTGCCAGCCGGGGTCGACAACCCGAACGACGTCACCGCCACCGAGGTGATCGGCGCGCTGTTCGCCGACAACTGGCTGGCCGTCAACGTCCACGCCGCCAAGGTCATGGACTGGCTGCAGCGCGGAGGTGACGCGCTGGGGGAAGCGAGCGCCGCGCCTTGAGCCGGCTGCTCGGCCACGCCGCAGCGCTCGGCATCGCTCCCGCCACGGTGCTGCGCGCCGACCAGGCCGAACTGCCGCTGCTGGTCGCGGCGCTCGACCACGCCGCCGAATGGCAGGCCGACCGCGACCAGCAGCTCGCGCGGCTGATCATCCACGAGCTCGCGCAGGCCTGGAAGCGCGGACGCTGAATGGCCGTCACCCAGGAGGTCCTCGTCCGCCTGCGCGCCGTCGGCCAGCGCGTCTTCCAGCGCGACATGGACGACTCCGCCAAGTCCGTCGAAGGGGTCGGCAAGGCGTCGGAGAGCACCGCCAAAGCGACCACAAAGTCGTTCGCGAAATGGGTCGCCGCGTCCGGCGCCGTCGCCGCCGGCAGCAAGGTGCTCAAGGACTCGATCGGTAACGCCGTCGACCTCGGCGAGCAGATCAACAAGACCGCCGTCGTGTTCCGCGGCCCCGGCGCCAAGGCCGTCGTGGACTGGTCGAAGTCCACCGCCACTGCCATCGGCGTGTCGCGTCAGCAGGCGCTGGAGGCGGCCGGCACTTTCGGGAACATGCTCGTGCCGATGGGGTTCGCCCGCACCCAGGCGGCCGGGATGAGCTCCAAGCTGGTGACCCTCGCCGGCGACATGGCGTCGTTCAACAACGCCAACCCCGAGGACACCCTGGAGGCGCTGCGCTCCGGGCTGGCCGGCGAGACCGAGCCGCTGCGCAAGTACGGCGTCTTCCTCAACGACGCGCGCGTGAAGGCCGAGGCGATGGGCCTCGGGCTGGTGCACGCCAGTAGGGATCAGCAGAAGATCAAGGCGTCGCAGCTGGCCGCCGAGCTCGCGCAACGCAAGTACAACGCCGCGGTCAACAAGTACGGCGCGCACTCCCAGCAGGCAAAGCAGGCGCTGCTCGCCAACGAGCGCGCCCAGGTCGCGCTCGGCAAAGCGACGAAGGGTTCCATCCCGCAGCTGACCGCCGCCCAGAAGGCGCAGGCCACCTACAGCCTGATCCTCAAGGACACCAAGGACGCCCAGGGCGACTTCGGCCGGACCTCGGATTCACTGGCCAACAAGCAGCGGATCCTCAAGGCGCAGTACGCCAACATCACCGCCACCCTCGGACAGCAGCTCGTCCCCGTGCTTCAGCTGCTGGCCAACAACCTCGACGTGGTCGCGGCCGCCGTCGCCGTGCTGACCACCGCGTGGGTCGCCTACCGGGTCGCCGCGCTGTACGCCGCGGCGTCACAGACCGCGCTGAACGCGTCGATCTTCCTGATCCCCACCGCGATCATCGCCGTCGTCGCCGCGCTCGTCATCGCCTACAAGAAGGTCGGCTGGTTCCACGACGCCGTCAACGCCACCTTCAACTGGATCAAGAGCCACTGGCCGCTGCTCGCCGCGATCCTCGCCGGCCCCTTCGGGATCGCGGCGCTGGCGATCATCCGCAACTTCGACAAGATCAAGAACGCCGCCAACGCCACCGTCTCCTGGATCGCCAAGCGATTCCGTGACCTCGTCGACTTCTTCAAGCGGCTACCCGGCGGGGTGCTCGGCAAGGTCGGCGGGCTGCTGGGGAAGATCACCCCGTTCCAGCACGGCGGCGTGTCACGCGGCGGCACCGCTCTGGTCGGCGAAGCCGGACCCGAACTCGTCACGCTCCCCGGCGGCACCCGCGTCACCCCGCTCCCCGCGCTCGGCGGCGCCGGGCTCGGCGGCCCGATGGTCGCCAACCTGTACCTCGACCGCCGGCTCGTCGCCACCGCCGTCGCACAGCGCGACGCCGACGTCAGGGCCCGCCGGTGACGGTCCCCAACGGCTACGTCCGGATGCGCTGCACCAAGCCGCCGTGCGACCGCACCATGCTGCTCGGCGCCGACCCGCCGAAACTCACCGACGGCGTCGGCGGCTGGGCGACCGTCGACCGGCCCCGCCAGACCGCCATGACCATCTGGGGTGGCAACCCGCCCTACAGCCTCGAGCTGCCCGTCGTGCTCGACGGCCTCGCCGGCCGCGTCAACCAGGAGCCGGTCATCGCCGAGCTGCTCGTCGCCGGCCGTGGCGACCAGGAGTCGGAGCCGTCGACGTGGACGATCGACGGGATCCCGTGGCTGCCCGCCACCGAATGGGTGCTCAACGGCGCCGAGCCCGGTGACATGGTGCTGCGCCAGCCCGGCAACTTCACCCGGGTGCGCCAGAACTACACCCTCACCTTCCTGGAGTACGTCGCCCCCGACTACGCGCTCGTGCGCGGCAAGGCGCTGCAGGGCGTCGGGCCGTCCACCCTGTACCGCGTCAAGCACCACGACACCCCGGCGTCGATCGCGCGCAAGCGCCGCGTCAGCTGGACGGTGCTGCGCCAGCTGAACCCGAAGGTCATCACCGCCGCCAACCAGAACCTCAAGGACGGCAGCCGCATCCGGGTACCCGTCCTTCGCCAGCCCGCCAAGAAGAAGGCGGCCAAGCGGTGAGCAGCGTCGTCACCCGCGACCCGTACCGCTGGCGCGAATCCGGCCGCTGGCGCACCGCGCGGCAGTGGGCGCGCTGGGAGAACGTCGGGCTCGCTCCCACCCTCGACCTGCGATCGCTGGTGCTCGACTGGACGGACCGCAAGGCGCGCGACCTCGAAGCGCGCGGCGCGATCACCGCCATCGAGCTCGAGCGCACCATCGAAGGCGCCTCAACCCTCACCCTCACGCTGCGAGACCCCGACCACCGGCTCTTCAACGTGTGGGCCAGGCGGATGCGCGACATCCGCCCCACCGCCCGTCAGAAACGCTCCCCCGTGGAGATCGACGAGGGCTGGGAGCCGATCCTCGGCCCCGACCTCATCGGCAAGGCGATGGAGGTCCGCCTCGACGGCGTCGCGTTCCGGCTCGTCGGCGTCTCCTACCAGCATCAGGCGTTCGAGCTGACGCTGACCTTCGAGGACCAGATCGTCTACCTGCTGCGCCGCAAGCGCGGCGAACGCCGCGCGTCGCGGGCGAAGGTGACGCGCGCGCAGTTCATCCTGTCGCTGGTCCGCGAGGTAAAGCTCGTCAAGCCGCCGTTCGTCTGCCCGGACCTCACCGTCAAGCAGATCGTCGACAAGCCGACCGGCGACAGCGGCCTGACCTCCAACCCCACCGGCTCCGGTACCCAGGATCCCGGTGGCGGGTTCCCGCCCGGCGCCAAGGTCACCGTCAAGAACCGCCCCGCCTCCAGCAAGCAGCGCCGCGTCATGGACGGCGTCCTGCAGGAGGCCGCCCGCCTCGGCGCATCCGGGGATGTGATGGCGGCCTGCCTGGCCTGCGCCACCCAGGAATCCGTCATGGGCGAGCAGACCGGCCAGACCGGCAACGATGACGTCGGAATCTTCCAGCAGGGCCGCAACTGGCTGCCCGCCGCCCACACCTCGGACCCTGGGCTCGCCACCAACGCGTTCCTGCTGTCCGGCACGCCGCAGGCCAAGGACCACGGCCAGGCGCCCGGCTGGCTGAAGAAGCACGGCTCGCTGAAAGCGATGCCGGGCGGGTTCGAGGCCGCGATCAAGTCCGTGCAAGGCAGCATCGGCGGGTACGCGCCCTGGGAGAAAGAGGCGCGCGCCGCGGTCAAAGCATGGGGCGGCCCCTCCGGCGGCGGCGACGGCGCCGGCTCCGACTCGGGCAGCTCGTACGTCGCCAGCTACCAGTTCGCCCGCGAAGCCGACGAGGACTCCTGGACCGCCATCCAACGCCTCGCCGACGAGGTCGGATGGCGCTGCTTCGTGGTCGGCCAGGCCGTCTACTACATGTCAGAGCCCCAGCTCTTCCAGCGACGCCCCCGCTACGAGCTGCGCCCCGACTCCCCGGCGATCCTCGACCTGTCCTACGACGTCGACTGGGGCAAGCCGGTCAGCGAAGCCACCCTGACCGTCAGCCTCGACCACTGGGGGGCGCCGCCCGGCGCGGTCATGCTGCTGTCGAACTTCGGCCCGCCGGACGGCCGCTGGCTGGTCACCGCGGTCCGCCGCGACTGGTTTCAGCCGACCGCCGAGGTCACCCTCAAGCAGCCCTCCAAGGCCAAGCTCGAGCCCGCCCCCGAACGCCAGTCGCGCTCCGACGCCGCCACCAGCAGCAGCGGGGTCGGCGCCTCGGAATCCACCAACGGGTCCGCCGCCGGCCGGCTGTACGAGGCATGCAAGGCGATCAGCGACAAGGGCTATCTCTATGTGTGGGGCGGCGGGCACGCCAAGGCCGGCACCCCCACCGGCGGCGGCTATGACTGCTCGGGATCCTGCTGCGCCGCGCTCGCCCACGCCGGGCTGGGCTACCACGTCGGCGGCCCCGTCGACACCTCCGGGGTGATGGCGTCCAAGGGAATCGCCGGCCGCGGCGACGGCGCCACCATCAACGCCAACGGCTCGCACGTCTGGATCGAGTTCCACCTGCCCGGCAAAGCCGGCTGGCGCTTCGACACCAGCCCGCACGGCTCCGGCGACCGCGGCCCCCGGCTTCGCTCCAAGCCACGCACCGACCAGTCCCGCTTCACCCAACGCCACTTCAAGGGCATGTGATGCCCGAGCTCGACCAGCTCAACGGCAACGCCAGCCACACGCGCCACGACCAGGCCGTCCTCGAGGGCGAGCTCACCATCCGCCGCGAACAGCCATGGGCGATCGTCGACGGCTCCCAGCAGCTCCTCGGCCCCCTGATCGGCGCCGACACCCTCACCGACGGCACCAGGGTCGCGATCGCCGTCAGCCAGGACGGCACCCCCTACGTCGTGCACCCCGTCACCGCCACCGGGGAACCTGGCCCGCCCGGGCCCGAGGGACCGGCTGGCCCCGAAGGGCCGGAGGGCCCGAAGGGCGACACAGGACCAAAGGGCGACAAGGGGGACAAGGGCGACACCGGCGCCCAGGGAGCAAAGGGCGACAAGGGCGACACCGGCGCTCAGGGGCCCTCCGGGGCATCGACGTTCGTCTCGGGGGCAGGAGCGCCGACGGCAGGCGTCGGAGTTGACGGCGCCATCTACCTCGACACCGCGTCCATGCGGCTGTGGGGACCCAAGGCCGCGGGCGCATGGCCCGCCACCCCGATCGGACGGCTGCTCCCCACCGACCCCACCTGGAACCAGGTGGTCCATGGCTGACATCCCGCAGCTCGACTGGCCGATCCGCCTTGCCGGAATCGACTACGCCGAGGTCGAACAGGACTCCACCGCCGACGCCGGCGCCAGCGTCGCCGTGCTGTGCTGCTTTGAGCGCGGCACCCGCGCCGAAGCGCCGGACTTCGGAATCACCGACCCAGCCTTCCAGCAGCAGCCCGTCGACACCGACGAGATCGCCCAGCAGGCCGCCGTCTACGTCCCGCAGGCCACCGTCACCGTCACCCAGACCATCACCCCCGGCGGCGCCGCGGCCGTCAGCGTCCGGGTGGCGATCACCAACATCGACGACGACGAGGGAGGCTGACCCGTGGCCGACTACGTGGACCTCGATCTCGTCGTCGACGCCACCGAGCTGTCCAACGTCGCCTTGGACTACATGGCCGACGTTATCTCCGGCTGGACCCCCCGGCCGGCGAACGTCATCACCGTCCTGCTCGAAGGCAACGGCCAGATGGCCGCCGAAGCGCTCGACCAGGCGTCCCCCATCCCGCCCGCCGTCTACGCCACCATCGGCGAGACCGTCTACGGCATCACCCGGCAGGTCGCCGTCCCCGCCGTCGCGACCGCCACCTTCACCTTCGCCGCCGACACTCCCGCCGTCATGGTCGATGCCCAGTCACAGCTGGTCGTCCCCAACCCGTCCGGCGACCCGCAGGTCTTCCTCACCGACGCCGACATCACCGCCCCGGCCGGCGGCGGCGACGTGCAGGTCGGCGTCACCGCCGAAGAGCCCGGCGCCCAGGCCAACGGGTCCTTCGGGACCGCCGAGCTGGTCACCGACGTCGACGGCGTCGAGACGATCACCGTCACTCAAGCCCAGGGCGGCGTCGACGAGGAAGACGACGACACCTACCTGGACCGGCTCACCAACCTGCTCACCCTGCTGGCCCCCCGGCCGATCCTGCCCAACGACTTCGCCGTGCTGGCGATGCAGATCCCCGGGGTCGGCCGCGCGCTGGCCATCGACCTCTACATCCCCGGCGCAAGCGAGAACCCCGTCGGCGACACCGACGCCCCCGAATGCGACGGCACCCCGCACACCAACGTGCCCAGGGCGCTGACGATCGCCATCACTGACACCGACGGCGGCGCGCCGGACACCGCGCTCAAACAGCGCGTGTGGGAGACGATCGACGCCCAACGCGAAGTCAACTTCCTGACCTACGTCATCGGGCCCACCTACACCGTCATCGACGTGCAGGCCACCGTCGTCGGCTACCCCGGGAAAATCCCCGCCGACGTCGAAGCGGCCGCCGAAGCGATGCTCGCGCAGTGGCTTGATCCCGCCAACTGGGGCACCATGCCCGGCGCCGGCGGCCCCCGCGAATGGGCGCAGAACACCAAGGCCCGCCTCTACGAAGCCGTCGACTACCTCAACCGTGCCCAGAACGTCTTCTACGTCACCGACGTCCAGCTGCGCGGCTACCCCGTCGGCGGCAGCCCCGGCGCCTGGACCACCGCCGACGTCGACATGCCCGGCGCCGCACCGCTACCGCAGGCCGGGACCCTCACCGTCACCGCCGAACTCGCGACGACATGACCTTCCCGCCGCTCGTCTACCCGCCCGCCACCCGCATCGGCAGCCCGCCGAACCACACCCCCATGGGGCAGCGGCTCGAGGACCGCACCGACCAGATCGCCCCCGGCGACGAGGCCCACGGCTACGCGCACGCTCACCTCGCCGAAGCCATGTCGCGCGGCCTCATCCAGCTGCAGCAGGTCTTCGACCCCGCAGACGGCTCCCCGCCGTTCTCGCCGCTCCTGGACCCGGCGCGCTGCCCGGCGTGGGCGCTGCCATGGCTGGCCCAGCTTGTCGGAGCCAACATCCCGGCCACCGCCACCGAGGACCAGGCCCGTTCCATCATCGTCAGCCTCGCCGCCCAGAAGCGCGGGACCACCGCCTCGATTCGCGCCGCCGCCGGCTTCTACCTCACCGGCACCAAGACCGTCTACTTCCGCGAACGCGACCCCGACGCAGACGACCCCCCATACACGCTGGAGGTCGTCACCCTCGACGACGAGACCCCCGACCCCGACGCCGTCCTCGCTGCGCTGATGGCCCAGAAACCGGCCGGGATCGTGCTGACCTTCCGCCAGGTCGAAGGCCAGGACTGGCAGGAAGTCGTCGCCGAGAACGCCACTTGGACCGACGTCGTCGCGGACTACTCGACCTGGGACCGCCTCGTAGAAAAGGAGCCCGGCTGATGGCACTGACGCTCACCCCGAACCTCGGGCTGCCGTTCTACACCGGCTCGGACCCGCCGGCCGGGATGGACCAGCAGAAGGCGCTGGCGCTCAAGCTCGACGGCATCTCGTCGCTGCAGCCGCCGCTGATCGCATCGCTCCCCGGGTCGCCGGTCGATGGCCAGGAGGTCTACTACCTCGCCGACGCCACCAACGGCGTCATCTGGCACCTGCGGTATCGCGCCGCCGCCCCCGGCACCTACAAGTGGGAGACGGTCGGCGGCGGCCTGCTGTACGCCGAGATCACGGCCGTGGAGTCCTGCACCTCGACGGCCTATACCGCGCTGACCACCGCGGGGCCTATCGTCACCCTGCCGCTGGCCGGCGACTACATCGTCGACCACGGCTGGCACCTGAACAACAGCAACGCCGGCATCGCAGCTCTGATGAGCTACGACATCGGCGCAATTGCCGCCAGCGACAACGACGCGGCGCGCGGCGTGATGGCGGCAGCCGCCGGCATAGAGGTCCCCATCATCCGCCGACGGCGAAAGACGGTCACCGCCGCCGGTGCGCTGACCGCCAAATACAAGGTCAGCGCCGGGCAGACTTACTTTCAGAACCGATGGCTGTCGGCGACACCCATCAGGGTCGGCTAGACGGGATGAGGGGAGGAGGATGCGATCCGACTGGCGCGTCATCAGCCGGGAGTTCAACCTCGACGTCGCCCGCGATCACGGGACGCATGACGAGATGCCAGTGAAACCCGCGGATCTCCGGCGCCACGGCATGCGTGAGCATGAGTCCGGCGCTGCGCGCGGCATCGAGCACCCAGGCCCGGTCGAAGATCACCGCGTTGGACGGGTCGGCTTCGTTGATGAACAGCGCGTTCTGGAACGGCTGCATCATCGGGAAGCTCGTCTTGTCGAACAGAAACCAGGTGGCGTGCAGGTAGCCGTCCGGGCGCAGCACCCGGGCGGCTTCGCGCAGGTAATGCTCGGCTTGGTCCTGGGCGAGATGCGTGAACACGCTGATCGCGTTGACCAGCGAGAACTCGCCGTCACCGGCAGGGAACGGCAGCACCCGGTGAGCGCCATCCGGGTTGAGCCCGGGGCTGTGGATGTCCTGGTGCTCAAACCCGAACCCGGTCGCGTGCGGCGCGAGCTCGCGCTTGCACCAGTCGATCATGCCGGCGTGCAGGTCAACCCCCAGGTAACGCTGGGGTCGCGGGTCCTGCTGGATGAGCTGACGGGCGACACGCCCGCAGCCGCACCCGAAGTCCAGCACCGACTCGTAGGCGGTCTCGGGCAGGTAGGGGTAGACGAGCCCGCCGCCGGGGTTGTCGAAGTCCTCTGGGGGGCTGCCGCCGATCAGGTCGCGCAACTGCGCCGGCGGGATCGGCAGCGGCTTGCGGCGGCGCCACATCGGCCGCGGACCCTAACCCACCGAAAGGGGGCGCTATGGCCTACAGCGACCTGACCGATACCGAGCGCCACTACTGGGACGAGTACGGCACCCTGCGCGCGATCACCGACTGGGCCGGATTTACGCAAGCCCAGGACAACCGCAAGATGGCGGCGCGCAACTGGCTGACCGGGCAGCGCAACTACATCAAGCGCTGCGCCGAGGGCCAAGTCGACGGCGTCAAGCCCGGCTGGAACACCAACAACCGCAAGGCCCGCTACGACACGCTCTCCGACAACAACCTCAACAACGCCACCGCCAAGCACGAGTACACGCTGCCGGCCAACGGCGGCACCGACACCGAGAAGTCCTACATCGAGGAGCGCGAGGGCTATCTGATGATCGGCGGCGACGGCAAGTCCGCCGACGACGCCCAGAAGGCACGCAAGACCGCCAACTCCGACTGGCTCGTCGCCCGGCGCCAGAAGCTCTACTCGCTGATCAAGTCCTCGAGCGACCAGGAGAACAAGGACAACCAGCGCTCCACGCGCTACCAGAACCTGTGTATCGCCACGCACTACGGCTCGGCGTGGGACTCCTACGAGGAGACGCACAACAAGTACGGGCAGGTCATCCACGACGGCTCGACCACCAAGAGCAGTCGCGCCCGCTGCAAGGACTGGCTCGACTCGTATCTGGGCGTGTCGGAGAGCCCGGCTGGATCGAATCGCGGCAGCCCGCAGCCGTCGGGCTGGCAGAAACGCGTCTACGGCGCCGACGGGGTCCCGTGGTGTGCCTGCTTCGCCGGCTGCTCGAGCTGGGACAACGGCGCCGACGGCTCTGTCACCGCCAGCGTCGCCTCCAATGTCTCGCTGGCCAAGCAGGGCAAGGGCATCTACAAGGGCTGGACCTCAGACCCGTCCAAGGTGCACGCCGGCGACCACGCCTTCCTGGGCTCAGACCACACCGGCGTCATCTACGACCGCGACACAGGCGAGACCGTCGAAGGCAACACGTCGCCGGGCTCCGAGGGCAGCCAGTACAACGGCGGCTGCGTCGCCAAGCGCAAGCGCGGCTGGGGGGCGTGGACGGCCGGATTCGGCCTCGTGAGGTTCCCCGATGACTGACGGAATGACAGAAGCAAACGAGCACGAGCTCGGCAACGACGAGCAGCTTGGCCCCGAGCGCCTCGCGCAGATAGAGGGCAAGCTCGACCTCGAGCTCGCCGACGAGATCGAGGAGGAGCGCCGCACCGAGGCCGCCCCCGAGGCGGACGACGGATGAAGGTCATCGCGGAACGCTTCTGGACCGAGCCGGCCGCCGCGATCGGCCTGCTGACCAGCATCGCCCTGCTGATCCTCGCCCTCGCCACCGGCGCCGACCTGACCGCCGACACCATCGTCGCGATCGTCGCCCCCGTCGCGTCGGCGCTCGGGATCCGGCAGGTCGTCTCTCCGGCCGCCGGGCCACGACCGGTGGCCGTGGAACAGGTCCTCGACCGCAGCGAGATTCAGCGCGCCGCATCAGAGGATCGTCCTCGGGCCTCCGACTGATCGCGGCGGTGGCTGCGTTGGACGCTGATGGTGGACGCCGGGGCGCTGATCGCGATCGTGACGAGCATCCTCGGCCTCGCGGGGATCATCTTCGCGGCCCTGTCCTGGCGATCCAACGACACCAAGACGGTCGTCGACACGCAATCCTCGGTGCTGCGCGACATGGCCGCTCTCAACGACGAGCTGCGCCAGCGTGTCGACGACCTGCGCACAGAGAACGCCGAGCTGCGCGGCCAGATCGGCGAGCTGCGCGATCAGGTCGGCCGGCTGACCGATGAGCTCCGTCGATTCGCCCACGACACCGGGGTCTAACAGCCACGACACCACGGTCCTGCTCGACCGCGGCGTCTCAGCGATCGAGCAGTCCGCTCAGCAGACCCGCAAGCGCTTTCTGTGGACATGGCTGGCGGTCGCCTGCCTGGCGCTCTTCACCGGCGTCGCACTGCTACTGGCCATCCACACCGCCGGCGAACAGAACGACCTCGCCCACGACCAGGCCGACCTCGCCCAGCACACCGCCGACCAGGCCAAGACGACAGCCGACGACACCGTCAAGTACCTGCGCGGCGAACAAGGGATACCCGGGGTGCCCGGCACCAACGGCCAGGAAGGCACCCCAGGCCTCCCGGGCGCCACGGGCGAGGCCGGGGCGCAGGGGCCGGCGGGCAGCGCCGGCCAGAAGGGCGACACCGGGGCCCAGGGTCCCGCAGGAAGCCCCGGCAGCACAGGATCACCCGGCCCCGCCGGCACGACCGGTCAGGCGGGTCCCGCGGGCGACACCGGCGCCCAGGGCGCGCGCGGCCCGCGCGGCCTACAGGGCGAGCGCGGACCCACGGGCCCGCAGGGCGAGACGGGCGCCCAGGGCCCCGCTGGCGCACAGGGACCGTCCGGCGTCACGGACACGCAGACGTTCGTCGACGCGCCGCAGGCCGAAACCACCGCGACCGCGCAGGCCGGGTCCGTGTCGTGCGCGTCGGGGGTGGTGGTCGGCGGCGGCGCCCGGACCTTGCCCGACGACGCGGCGATGATCACCGCCAGCTACCCCGAGGGCAACACCTGGGTCGCGCGCGCAGTATCAGCAGCGCTCATCCCGTGGCGGCTGTGGACGTACGTGGTGTGCACGCGGGTCGCTGAACCGCGCTGAGAACGTGGGGGCCGTCGTCGTGTCTAGCGGACCGGGCGGCCCCCGCCGCTTCAGGTCGCCCGCGTCTGCTGCTGGTAGTAGAGGGCCAGCGCGGCGTGTGCGCCCGCGGCAGCGCCGGCATGCCCATCGCGCGGGTCGCGCAGATCGCCGCGTTGCAGCGCCTTGTCGAAGTCGATGAAGCCGAGCAGCTGCTCGGCTCTATGGGCGTGATGCTGAGCGCGAGCGATAGCCTCGTCGGTGCTCATGGGATCTTCTGCTCCTGTGGGCCGCGGCCGGGGGCGAGACGAGCGCCGCCCGGCCCTTCACTGTCGCCTCAGAGCGTAATTGAGAAAATCCTGGAAACTCCGCCATCTGGCCCTGGCGCGCTGAGTCCCGCTGGCCCTACGCTCAGGGACTCGATGACCGTCGATGCCAATCAGCCGCGGCGAATCGGCCGCCCTCCGGGTACGGGCAAAATTCGCCCACACCAGTACCCCGAGATCATGCGACGCCTCGGCTATGACCCTCAGACAGGCGCTCGCGTCGCTAAGGGCGAGACCCAGAAAGCCCTCGCCGCCGAGTACGGCGTCGTCCAGGCAACGATCTGGTGGATCAAGGACCGTTGCCTGCGCGAGCTCGTCGACGACGAAGCCGCCGCGTAGCCCGTCCCCCGGCACACCGAAAAACACTCACGTTGCGGGAAGTGCCGAATTTGTCGGTTGCCCGCGGCGGCGCCATGACGTACAAAACCGCCGAGCATGTGGTCCCGGCCAGGACACAACTCGGCGGCTGCCACCGACTGTAGCGCACCGAACGGACGTTCGGCGGCGGCATTCGCGCTCTTAGCGAGCGAAACATCGAGGCGGGCGGCGTGACCGCCGCGGGTGCTCGCAGCGAGCGCGCGACTGAGGCTCGCCGCCGCAGGCGCGAGTGGGCCAGGCGGCGCTGGAACCACCTGGAAATGCCCGGGCTGCCCGACCGTGGCGATCTCCACCTGCTCTCCGACGAGGAGGTAGCGGAGCGGCTGCTGGCCGCCTCGGGACGCGAGAGGCTCGACAAGCGGGTGCTCGAGCATTCCTCCGCGTACTACCGCGTGTGCGCGAAGTGGGCCGCCCAGACCAAGCAGGCCCACGGGTTCGCGAGTCGCTACCAGATCGCCAAGCAGCTCTGGCCGGGGATTCGCACGCGTGACGACGCCCGCAAGAAGATCAACTCGATGATGCGTCACGAGCAGCGACTGCTCGCCGCCGGCGTCCTGCACGTCGCTCCGCAGAAGGGCCCGCGCGGCGAATGGCGGTGCATCTACTGGGAGCTGATCGACCGCCCGACCGAGCCTGAGCTGTACCCACAGGACAGTAAGATGGTGCGCCCCGCCGGAGTAGCTCAGTCGGTTAGAGCAGCGGAATCATAATCCGCGTGTCGGGGGTTCGAGTCCCTCCTCCGGCATGAAGTCCCTGCAAATTGCCGCTCTGGATTGCGGTGAGAACACGCAGAATCTATTCCGCTGCTCTTCGTGATCAGCCGGTGACGGCGGCGCTCCCCAACTGGGGCATGACCTCGGTGGCGAATAGGTCCAGCGTGCGCTTTGACTCGTCGATCGACATGTCGCCCGCC